GCGTTGAGATTGCCCGGGTTGAAATCGGTCTGCCGCTCCTCCTCCCCATTCCGATAGCGAACCGACTTGAGGCTCTTTCCGCTGGCGACGTCCTCATAGACGCGCCGGAGCCGATCATAGTTCGCGCACGGGTCGACGGGGGGCTGGCTGGTGTAGGTGTCGATCATCTGGCTTCTCGCTTACTGGACGGCGCGGGGATCGTCGGGCTCTGGCGCATCGGGATCGTCGGGCTCGTCCGCGCTCCCCATCTCCGCCACCGCAATCTGGATGCTGGGGCCGTTCTCCGCGAGTCCGTACTTCTTGCGCAAGGCCGTCTCACGCGCGCGCATCGCATACACGTCATCGATCTCATGCCCCAGATCGTTCGCGATCATCTCATCCGACATGACGCCCATTTCCCGATATCGAAGGTGCACGTTCGCTTGCTTCGCATCGTCGGGGGCCGGCTTCGGGGGGCCAAGCCAACGCGCGCGCGTCGCTGCGGCCCGGTTCTCCAAGAACCCTTCGAAGCCGCCGGGGAACTTGATGCGGCCGGCTTCGATCTCCTCTTCCAGCCATGCCTCATAGATCGGTTGGCAGAACCGGGCCACGATGTTGTTTCGGCGATCAAGGGTGATCTGCCACTGATCGGTCCCCTCCATGCGGACGCCGGTATAGGTGACGCCGCTGTAATCGCCCGTCATCTGGGAGAACGTGACGCCGCACCCCTTCGCGCCCTCGCGCAACAGGAACTTGGCGAAGCTTTCATAGACCGTGTTGGGGTGCTCCGATCGGTTGAACTTGAGGTGTTCGCCGGGGAAGAGGTGCGCCACGCGGGCTTCGTTGTCGGATCCGAGATCCAGCCCGTTGGACGAGTTCCAGCCCATCCGTGCGGCCACGAAGTCGTCAATGTTGCCGCTGGTGCCCTGGGAGTCGTTCGACGTCATGCCTGAAAGGACGTCCTGGGTCGGCAGATCCGACTCGACGGTGGCGGCGAAGATCGTCTGGATCATCGCGGCCATAAGGGTGGCGCCGCCGAGCTGATCGAAACGCTTGATCACCTCGAGCACCGGGACGAGCGGCGTGATGCCGCGGACCTGTGTGGGCAGGGCTTCGAAGACGTGGATGACCTGGGGCCGGCCCACCGCGTCGCGCGCCAGGATCGTCACCTCTTCGTTGAGGCCGTTGGCGCCGCGCATCTGGAACACGTAGGCTTCCGGCCGGGCGCGCGCGTCGAACCGAACGCCTTGGAAGATCCGGCGGAGCGTGTCCGTCTTCTGGGATAGACGGTGCGGCGGCATCAGTTGCACCTTCGTGCGGGTCTGGGAGATCCCATCCGCTTCGCGCATCGGCAGGAGCGCGACGATCTCGCCCGTCGCAAACCATACCTTGTAGGCCGCGATCGTCATCTGGGCGAAGGTCTGGACGCCGCGTGCGTCCACTTCGGTCGGCGTGGTGGAATACGCCTGCCAGCGCCGCTTCACGAAGCGAATCCACCCATCCGCGTCGATAGGTTCGCCGCGATCGTCGGTGAGGCCGTCGAACTTGATCACGGTGGTGTCGGGCTGGGGGGACAGGCGGAGGCCGTCGCCGATCACCTGTCCGCAACTCGAGCGGATGCCGCCGGCGATCCAGCCGGAGTTCCGCACCAGATCCTCCGCGCGCGCCGTCGCGGTCGACCATGCCGCGCGCACCTCGTCCGCGGCGTCGCGGAGCTGCGGAAACCACCGGAGCAAGAACGGCGAGCCCATGCCGCCGCGCATGTATCCCGATCGGCCGCCGTATGCCGGCCCCACCATCGTGCCGGCGTCGGCCGTGGCCACCACCGTCGCACTTCCGTTGAGGCGGGCCACCGCCCCCATGCTGCGGAGCACCGCCCGCCCGCGCTCAACCAAACCGGCCATCATCGTCTCCGCTGTTGCGCCTTCATCTGTGCGGCCATTCTAGCGTATTTGTCGGCGATTGCATTTCCGGTGCCCACCAGCGCGCCGGCGGCCGAAACGGGAGGCGGCGGCGGGTCCGCCTTCGGCCGCGCCTTGGGGACGCTGGCGGCCGCCTCCTCCTCTAACTGGCCTTCGATCTCGTCTTGCACCTCTTCGGGATCTTCGGACTGGATCGGCCGGAGGTGCTGGGCCCGGAGCATGTAGCCGGCGGCCGCGGCGAGCGCCTCGCAGTCGAGATAGTGGTTATCCCGCTGCCGCTTCACCCAGACAGGCTTCCCGCTGGGCCCGCGGATCCTGGCCTCGCTCACGATCTGCCGGGCGTAGTCTTCGCCCGTGTCGACGTCATCGGTCGCCTTCTGATCGATGAACCAAGCGCCGTCCATGCCCTTCGGCCAGCGGACACGTTCGTGCACCCAGGACTTCCAGAAATCCGAGTCCAGCGTCCAGAGTGTGAGGCCGTATTTGTCGGCGCTGCCGGCCGGGTTCACTTCGACCTTGGACTGGCGAAGCGGCGTCGATTGGACGTCCTTTCCCTTCGTCGGGAAGACGTAGTGATTCCGGATCCGGCAGAACTCATAGACCATGTTGGTCGGGACCACCTTGGGATCGCCGGGCCGGAAGCCGGAGTCTATGAACACGATCTTGATGGGCTTTTGCTCCCACCGCTCTTGGAGGAGATCGGCGAGAAGCTCCCAGACTTCCGGCTGTGTCGTGTTGCCGGGGAGGAAGCCGCTTCGGAGCTTCCAGCTTGTCGCGCGCGGGCCCCAGGCGCGGACGACGAAATAGAGGCCGTTGGCCTGGACGTCCACGCCGGCAGTGATGAAGGCGGCGCGCGTCGGGAGGACGTCGGTGGCATAGTCGCCGGTGCATTTCAGCACCTCTTTCCATTCGGGGAGATCCCCGCCGCCGGGCGCGTAGAGCTCGCCGAAACCGGCGTTCACGGCCACCTTGATCTTCTCGCCCTCGCCGCTCTGTTCGGCGCGCACGTAGGCTTCGGCGCGCTCGCCCCACGTCACGAACGGGGAGCACAGGCCGGAAACCCAATAGCTCATCACGTCAGTGTCTTCGGGCTCGCCCACCACCTTCCCGTCTTCGATCCACTGGCCATGGCAGACGTGGAGGCCGCGAGCGTTCATGTTGAGCTTCGTTTCGCCCTCATCGCGGAGCTTGGCGAGGCAATGGGGGCACTCGAGATAGGCTTCGCGCTTCGCTCGCGCGGGGCCGGCGCCGTCCGGCCATTTCAGGAGCTTCCGCCGCGGGACGAAGTAGGCATCACATTCCGGGCAGGGCCACGCCCAATGGAACATGTTGCCGTCTTGGTAGAGACGCCAGATCGCCGAATCCAGATCCTCCGGCGGGCTTCGTTGCCAGAACTCGAGTCCGCTTGCGGCACACATGAACGTCCCCACGATGCCCATGGATGGGGTCGAGGCCGCCATCATGTTGAAGTCGGCATAGGTGTAACCGCGGGCTTCGATCAGGCCCAGAGGATCGCCCTGGCCGCGGACGTTCGCCAGCATCTCGTCCACCTCGTCCACCAGCGCGAGGCCGGCGGAGTCGGACTTGAGCGCGGTGGACGAGCCGGCATGCGCGAGGCGGACGCGGACGCCGGCCACCACCTTCATGTCCTTCGTGTTCCGCTTGCCGCCGGCCACCTTGCGGCGGAGGCTGGGCGATTGCTTGAACATTTCGGAGAGGCGGGGTTCGAACTGCGTTCGATTGAACTTCTCGGAAGGACCGACGTAGAGGATCGGGGCCGGCCGGCAGTCGAGCCGCTCGCCCATGACGTCCAGTTGGTTGTCCGTCTTCCCCATCTGGGCGCCACACACCATCACGGCGATCTTGGAAACGCCGCTCGCGCACGCTCGAGCCCACGCGACCATGTAGGGCGTGAGGAACGGATCTCGCTTGCCGGGAACGCCGGACGTGCTGGGATAGGTTCGTGTGGCGCCCCAGGCGTCAGGCGTCATCCTCGGAGTCGGCGTCCAGCGCCTCGCCACTCGCGCCAAGAGCCTCGAGCGTTTCGGCGATACGAGCTGCGGTTTTGGCGAAGACGTCATCGATCGCGGCCTCTATCTTGCGGCGTAGGGTGAGATCGCGCGTCACGGCGGCGGGTACGCCCTCCATGCCCAGGCGGATCATGGACGAGATCTCGTCCAATACCGCGTCGGCTTCCGATAGTTCGATCAAGGTGTGGTCGGCTTTGGCGTTGCGGATTTCATAATCCTTCGCCCGGGCGTCGGAGACTCGAGCTTGGGCCGAAGACTGGCTGTTCCGCTCGTTCTCTTTCTTGAGGAAGGCGACATATCCCTGGACGACGGAGCGGAGGAAGTATTGCCCGTGCCCGTTCTTGTGGATCCATCCATCCGCGGCGAGTTGCTGGATGCGTCTTTCGGACTCGAGTCCCAGGAGGTCGGCCGCTTCCTTTGCGGAGATGATCCCCTCGAGGTCTTTGGTTCTGGACATGGTGCGCCTTTCTGATCCCGCTTCCTTTTCCTCCGAAACGTGTATCTTCCGCAATATCGGGGCTGTTCCCGAACGAAGGAGGCCAACATGGCAGATGAAACGACGGGCGGCGCGAACGCTGGCGGTTCGAACACGGGCGGCGCTCCGGCGGCCGGCGGCGGCACGGTGACGGACACGGGCACCGCCGAGTCCCCCAACCCCTCGCTTGACGCCCCGAACAATGCGCCGGACGCGAACCCGCCGG